GCTCACCGACTCCGTTTGGATAAACTTCATGATCGCAAAGATCTATTATTTTTTCTGGTGAAAAGAATTGCACTGCTTTGGGATAAATTTCTGGATGATTTTCAGAATACACAGAAATTATCTTGCCAGAAAACAGTTTTTTTAGGCAAATTTGTTGTGTTGCTGTGTAATTATCAAAATCTATATAGGCTAGACTGAGTTGACTGCGTCCCATAATTAGAACAATATCTGACTTTTTTGACTTAACATTGTCAAATTCAATATTTCCAAAATGTGTATATTTGTTTTTGATTGCTGTAATATAGTCTGCCTGCAAAAACTTTCTATTACATATCACCACTACTCTAGCTGAGATTCCTAGTGTATTAAGATAAGAGGCGTACTCATAACTGTAATAGAATAATCCATCGCACGGTTTGCTTGTGCAAACAATATTAATTGTCATCAAATTTAAACCACTCTTCTGTTTGTTCTACATCATCATTTATCAGAACGCTGCATTTTTCCTTGCAAGTAGTTGGAGCAAGTTCTGGATTTTCCTGCAGCATCTTAAAAAAATTAACCCAAGCAGTTGTTTTGAACACGTCTTCAATTTTTTCAAAATTATCTATATGATTTTCTTTGGAAAAAATATCTTTTAGGTAAGGTTCGTCCCACGATACATTTGTCCAACAGCAAGGAGTTATGTGTCCGGTTATCGAAAATGCAAGATCTCGTTTGGCATGCACACATTTAGGAATAAACTTATTTTTTGTTTTAGATACAGGATTAATTCCATTCTTTCTATTTGTATCTATAAGTAAAAAATTAATCTTATGAAGTTTACTTAGGTTTTTTGCTTCTTCGATTTCTTCCTTATTGTAATCAAAAATAATGTATTGCCAAGAAACCGGCAATCCTTTTTCTTTTGCTATTAGCATAGTAGAAAAAAGCTTTTCACCATTTTGATTTACACGGTATTTGTGACTATTTTTAGGCAATCCGTCTATCCCGAATCGCCATTCTGCATTTTTATTTGCATTAAACGCATCAATATACCAACTTTCAGGTCGATGAGAAGCGGCTGTATGCACACAAACATCTATATTCTTCTGCTTGCACATTTCGAGCATATCAATAAAATATTTGTTATAGATAGCATCCGAAAAGGTTCCACAAAAGTCAAATCTTTTTCCTATAAAAAAATCACTGATTTTATCAAATTGTTTTAAATCTATATCTTTGCCAGGCAAAGGAATCTTATTTTTTATAAATTTAGTCCTAACACATTCTGGACATTTGAGGCTGCATTTGTTGCTTATATCAATATTAAGCCACTGTTTGTATAATCTATCTGGAATCATTCCAAATTTACTCCATCCATTTAACTACATCTTCAAAATTAGGTTTGACGTCTTGATCGTCTGATCTTTCTTCTTTTAAATCATCTATTCTATATCTTTCTGCATAGCCGCAAGTTATCATAAGGATAGGTCGCTGTGCAACAGTGGTTAGTCCAATTTTATTCCATATTTTTGGATCTCTAACAAAACAGGAATTATAAGTTACATCAATGTTTTTTTCTAAAATATAGTTTGTGAAATTCTGCGCAAATAAGCCTACTTCTACTGCGACAGAATCTACTATTCTATCTACATACGACTGAAAGGCTTGATCATAAAAATGCCCTTTTTCAATCTGTCTTTTATAAAATCTATTAGGCGTTGCTAATCTGCTGTGTATTGTTAATAGGTACGGATTATATCGTATATGTTCGTAGTAAGGATTTGGTTTGCCCTGCTGCGTTTTTGTTGCAAGATCTTTTTCTACTGCTCGGTCTTCTGCGCTTTTATGGCTTTTTACACAAAGACTGTGTATTTTTTCTTTTTCTGCTTTTTTATCAGGCCCCCAAATTAAAACTTCGTAAGCCATTGCGTTATTCTTAGATGGAGAAGTTTTCCATGCTTTCCAAACCGCATCATAGATTTCTTCTTTTGGAGGAACTTTTGTGCTATAAGTTTTTACATGACTTCTTTTTGTTTCTAACAATTCAAATGTATAGCTCATTTTATTTCCACAATGTTAATAGTTCTTTTGCGCATGCTGTTGATTTTAATAGTAGACTCGTTTGGTATTTGATGTGTATTTCCGTAAGGGTCAACTGCTTCGTCACAAGAATCTATGTCAATAATCTTTACTTTTCGTAATTGTTTGCCGGTCCTAGGATGTTTTTCCTGCCAGTCAGGATCGGTTTCATCTAAAGTCGTAAGATTACTGCCGTTTCCTGCGCCTATGCATAACTCTGTTTGATCTGTTTCCCATCGCGGACGACCTTCCTGCGGATAGCCAATACCGATGCCGTAAGCAATTTTTTTTGTTCCAGCGGTTACTTCGTCTAGTATTCCTAATCGTTTTTCCCAAAAATTATTCCCATTTAAATCGCCGTGGCTTTTATTACAACCGGTTGATAACCCTAATTTTGCTGCTGCTCTCATTACTAGGCCCATTGCAATTCCTATACTCACGTATGCATTTTCCCATCTAGAAGCTCTTTTGTTTGGTTTCAAACTACCGTCGGCATTGCAATTCAAATTCGTTTCTGGCTCTTTGGCTACAAATAAAATATACAAATTTGCATTCATTTGTGAATTACGCCAGGTAGAAGGAGGATTTCGATTATGAGTAGTTCCCCAAGTATACTGGTATAATTCATTTAACACCTTGCGATCAGCACACCAGTAAACGTCATAGTATGCTTCCCACTGTTTAGAAGGAGCGTTTTCTGCATGCCACAGTAAATAGTTAATTAATTCAGGATGGATTTCTTTTGAATGATCCCAATTTCGTTGACATTTCTGAATCTTACGAACGACCTCCATTTCCTCGTCCCAGCCATAAAACATCTGTTTGACTCTTTCCTGTCTGTTTTCTTCGTTTGTAAAATTAAAACCGTTATCCGTCATATTAATGATTACTCCTAAAAGTTTCTTCCAGCCACTCAAAATCATTTATTTTCTGCAGCTCATTAGGATTGTCTTTGTTTTCTTCACCAAACCTTCTGCCAGCAATAGCGCCTTTAATAGTGTCAATGCCAAAAGGTCGATTAGTACCTTGATTACACCATATTTCCAAGCGTTCAAGAGTTTCGCTGTCAAGTTGTCTGTCTATTGTCTGGCTGGCAAGTTTAACACACTCTCTAAAACCAGATCGCCAAGCACTAAAAGAATCTGTGTTAAACGCAGTTATGTTTGAAAGTTCTGGCACTGCTTTAAATTTATTAGATATAGAAGTTGTCATATCTGTTTTAGACGTATCCATATTACAAGTTAAATTAGTTGGAAGAAGTTTTACCCCTCCGTAACCATATGTTAAATCATTGACTGGATTTTTAGAATGCCAAACATGCACAGTGTCCTGTTGCCATTTTGGAACTTGATAATTAAAAGAAAAATTGTTTTCTATGAGAGCATCTCCGTCAACTACCCAAAACATTTCTGTATTTACAATTTTAGCTGCTTCAATATGAGCTTTGTGGATACCCTTTACGTTGTTTATTCTTTTTGCAGTTGGAGCTATTTTGAGCAAATGATTATAATTCTCTTCTGCGTTAGATTCTTGATATGATATAAAGACAATATCAAATGGAACCGGACTTGATGCGTCAATATCTACTTCTTTTTTTTTCATAAAAAACCTATGATCAAATTCTTTTTTTGAAATAAGGTTGTCTTTGGTAAACAAACAAATTCCGTCATAATATTTCTTATTTAAAAAAACATGCGTGTATTTTTCCCATTTTGCTGCTTGATAATCAAAGTTATAATCAGAGTTTACATCATTGGGCACAAACCAAAAAAAGTTTGTTTTTGACTTTTCAATTGCTTTTAAATAAGAATCATAATCGGCTATATCAAAAAAATCATACTGTTCTGGATAAGAAGCAAGTATTTCTACTTCCTTTTTTTCAATAAAATATCTATTATAAAATTCTCGCTCGGACGGAAGATTATTTTTTGGTATTAGACATATGCCGTCATAATGTATGCCGTTTTGAAATACATGTACTATATTTTGACTTCCTTTGTCAGGAACATAGGAAAAATCAAAATCTTCATTTATGATGATATCATCGTATACAATCCAAAAAAATCGAGTAAAACATTTTTTCGCAGCATTATGCAAGGATTGTGCAAATTTAGCTGTAGGAAATCTTGATTTCAAAAGTTCCCAGTTTTTATTTTCGTTTGCTTCATTATTAGATATAAAGACAATGTCATACATAATTATATGATGTTCCTTTCTTTAAGTATAGAGTACAACACGTTAGTATAGTCGTCATGTGCAGGTTTAAAATGATGCCAGTAAGGTGCAAAATTTTCATGCTTTAGTACGAACTTACAATAAGGAAAATACGCATAATCTCCGTTATCTGGCTCATAATAATTTGTTCTATCTAATTTATCAATAATTGCGCCTGTATACTCCGTGCGTTCGATACCATTACACGAATTAAACATAAAATACGGAATTTCTAAAGACTTTAATGTTTGCTGAGTCGAGTAAGCCAATGTTGCTCTTTCGTTTTCTTTTAAATGATAGTCGAACAGAATGTCAGTAAATTTATTCAGTTTTTTCATCTTGTCATCAAGAATTATCTTTTTATGTGTTCCAGACGTGAAAGGGAAATATTTTCTATCTTCTAAATCTGCAAAGTTTAAATATTCAAAATCATTATTTTCAGAATATCTTAACTCCATCCTTTCGCTTGAAGTCCATCCTATTAGGAAAAAAACCTCTTTTGGATTTTCCATATAATTGGTTATGTATTCTATAACCTTTCTATGAATGAATTGATTACTTGCTCCATTAACAGATACATTGATATAGTTGTAACCTAGTTTCTTAGCAAGTTGTGCAGCAAAACAGTTTTGTCTATTATAAAAACTTGTAGTATTACCGTCTATCTCTGCTCCTGCTGTGTGACTACAACCTACTGCTACTAAAGTTTTCATAGATAATCTCTTGTCCAAGGTATATAATTTTTTATGTCTATGTTACGGAAAGAATCACTAGCATAGGTATTTTCTACAAAATGCTTCCAGCTTTCGTTATTCTTTGCTTCGTCAATTAAATTTATTAAATTTTTAAAGTCTTCTAATCTATCCTGTTCCCAGGTTGGTATTTCAATAGTTTTAGGAAGTGTTTCATAAACTTCTAAAATTTTTTCTTTTGCAATTAATTTAATTTGGTCAGGAAGATGTCTTATATGCATGCATTCGGGCTCGTTTACTATGTTAAAATGGGGTAACACGTTTTCAAATCCCCAATTATTCCAAGTTTCATTGTTATAATAGTGCCATTCCTTATATTGATCCCTGCACCAATATAACATTTTGTCTAAATCTAATATGTTTAACATGCTCACTGTAGTATGTACTTGCACAGTAAACATTTCTCTTGTCCTTGTAAATTCTTTCAATCTTCCTATGTTCTTTTGAATTTGCTTCCATTTACTAGGATATCTAACATAATGAGCTAAGTCTCCCACAGCATCCAAACTCAAAGATAAATTTACTGCCTTAAAACGGTCCCAAATATCTAATAAACGTTGTGGAAACATTGTTGCATTTGTATTATAGTGCAAGGCAATATTATGGGACCATCCATTGTCTATAATATGCTCAAGCCAATCATAATGCTCTTTAACTGCTAAAGGCTCTCCTCCGAGAAAGTTTATAGTTTCTACATTTGGTAAAACAGAATCAAAAAAATGATTTTCGAATGCTTTGATATGCCAAGGGTTTTCTTGCATAAACTTTGCAGAACTTAGTACATTTTCATTCCAACTAGTATAAGGTACTGTTTTAAACTCTTCGATCCAGTAGTGGCTAGCCCGCGGGCTGCAAGTCCTACATTTTAAATTACAAATATTACCTAAAGTAATATCAAGATATTTTATAGCTTCTTTTTTAAGATAGCCTGTATTATCTACATAATGTAGTGATTCATCAATTTCATCCTTGTGCATTTCATTTTCAATCTGCCTTATGCTTGTAATTCCAGCATCTTCTCTCATCCAACAGAATTTACAACTCTCTGGCTTTTCTCCATTTAATAATGTCCGCCTAATTTCTATCAGTTCAGAATCATTAATAAAGTCTTCTATATTTTTTGCAACTTTTTGTTTTTTTAAAAAAGACCAAGAGCTAATATTAAGTCCTGTAGGATAGGTTCGAGTTTTTTTATTGTTACTTACACAGCACAATCGTGTCTTACCTGTACTATGCGTGCTTAATGCGTGAAATGCATAAAAACAAAATGTTTTGTCTTTTATTTCACTATATTTTTTGCTCATATTTTACTCTTTGTGATATTAATATCTGCTGCACAATGGCAATGATCTTTTGGGCAGATAATACCTTGACTTAGCTCTGTGTTGAACTCGCCCTTTACAATATTTCCTACAGTAGGACCAACTCCGCAACTAGCCTGTTGAATTTTTCCATCAGGGCAAATATGAAGACTTTCGTGTATGTTACATTTCCATCCTTTGAAAAAATTCATTCCTTTGGTGATTATTTGATTTGTGTCGATGGGCTCAACAACATCATTTTCCCAATGAACTTTAGCCCAAGCATAATTTGGTTGTTTTTTAATTTTTTCCTTTTGTTGTACTTCGGTACTATAATGTTTAAAAAAATCTTGTTGCCATTCTGTGTCGTACTTCCAAGGATCGGTATGAGGCCTAAGCTCGTCATAAACGGGTGCATATTCGATGATGTAATTTTTGCATTGTTTTTTAATCTTTTTACCAAAATCAATGCACTGTTGAAATTTATTTTCGTCATGATGCATCATTATTCTGGCACAAAGATAGTTCTTTTTATCCTGTAAAAATTTATAATTTTCTAGGTATTTTTCTTCTTTGCAGAATTCAGGATGATAGCTAGCAACAACATCCTCAAACAAGTAGTGATATTCTTCCCACCACTTTAACGAACGACTAAAATTTGTGTTAATACCTACACAACTACCAGGCCATTCTACTAAATCTCTAAACTTTTCAACAACTGGAACAAGGCCCTGCCAATAAGTAGGTTCTCCTCCACTTAAAAACAATTTAAAATATCTGTATCCTTTATTTTGATAATATTTTATTATTTTTTCAAGAGTATCATTTATTAGTGGTATATCGTGTTCGTTTTTATTTCTGCCTGCCCAATTCCACTCATTACAATAAGAACATCTAAAATTGCAAAAGTCGTTTACTTGCCAAGCTATTGAAATCCATTTGTCTTTTGCAGGAATAATAGCTTTGATATCATTGTGCATTTAAAACCTCGCCTAATTTGGGGAATATTCTGTAGAAATCGAAACGCCTATACCTATCATTAATCTCAATATAGGTTTTCATTCTTTCTAAAAGATCTTTAGAGTACTTATCGGTGTTTTTAGTGTATTCGATTATCCTGGCAATCGGATCTCTGTGAGATCTAGTATTAATAGTAGATAACTCTTCAATGGCTTTGTTTCTAATATATTCTGGCCACACACAACTGTGTAATTGATCTGGATATTCTAAAAAGATCGGAACAAAATCTATTCTTCTGCGCTGTGTGTTTATAAGCCATTCGACTAACGGCTTAACATCAAAAATATTCCAGGCCTGATAGACAAAATATATTTTCAACTGTACCTTCTCCGGAAGCTGCTGTGCTTTTTCAAAGTTTCTTTCAACTTTTTGCCAAGCAGTGGGATATCTAATATATTGGTTATGCTCTCCGAAACCATCTATACTCATCTGTATTTCTGAACTATCAAAGAAATCTAACTTATCATAAAATTCATTAGGCCAAGTAGTAAGGTTAGTTGTCCAAGCAACGTGGCAAGAATGATTGCCGGTCTCTACTAATTTATCGATGACATATTTGTTTGCTTGTATAAGAGTTGGTTCTCCTCCGGTAAGATACAATCTCTTAAGATTAGGAGCTACTCTGTCAACAAATCGTCGAAATTCTTCTGTTTTAAACCATTCCCAGTTGAATTTTTCTACAGATTTTACCTCATGATTCCATTGATCTGATAACCACTTAGGGACAGATTCGTTTTGTAAAATCTTAGATCTTTCTTTGTATAATTGGTCACTGCTTACACTCCAGCAAGAATTACATTTAAGATTACAGTGATTACCTAGACGAAGCTCTAAATGAGTAGGATCAAATACTTCTGTGCTTTGTATAGGATACTCTTTATTTGCCCATTGTCGACTGCTTTCTAAGCCTTTATTTTCGTGTTCATAACACCTTGAACACTCTTTGACAGGTTCGCCAGATAGCATTTTTTCTCTGACGTCTGTCATATAAGCACCCTGCCAAATCTTATCAAATGAATCCTTGCCGAGAACTGCGTCTTTGCCGTCTACTTGTACATAGTCTTCTGTGTAAACATGACAGCATAATTTACATCTGCCGTCTGTGTTAGTATGTAAGTTTATCCAAGGATACACACAAAATGTATTGCTCATTCTATACCTTTCAGTTCCGGAAATGTTTGGTAAAAATCTTCTTTTCTAATCTCGTCCATTTGTTTTGTTTTAAACACAAAAATAAATCTGTCCTGTTCATTGTCGGTTTCCATAAATTGTAGTATACTTTTGTAATCATCGATAACAGAATCTATGTTAGAAAATTGTTTTAAGTAATCTATGTGTTCATCGTAACGCTTTTTTACTATATCCTTTTGTGTAGGCGTCAATATTTGCAATCTCATATATGTAGGATCTAGTAAAATATTAATCCTCAGGTTTTGGGGTTCTAACAATCCTTCTTCAATCCACTCTTTATGAAAGTCAGGTAGATTTAACACGTTATAAGCACTAACGGTTGGCGTAAGTTCAAAATAAACATGAGGGCACTGTTCTATCATTCTTCGTCTATTGTCTACCACTTCGCTCCACTTCATATTTTTTCGTAGATATTCTGCTCTTTCGTGGTTAGCATCAATACTGCCTGCAACTCTAACATGCTCAAAACTATTCCAATAGTCAAAAACACGCTTATCGCGATAAGACATTTTTGTAAAGTTGGTAGTATAATCCATCTTTACATCTCTTTTGCCCATTTCAATCCACTTGTCCAGGATTTTATAATGTTCTTCTGTAATAAGAGGTTCTCCGCCTGCCCAATATACCCTTTCTACAGATTCCAGTAAAGGATCTAATTCATCCATGAAATCTTTCATGTCATCTCTGACAGTAAGCATTTTTTTATGGCCGGGGTTGCCGTGTGCTTTTACATGGTCGTCAAACCAGCTGCTAGAAAACTGCGGTCCGCAACTTCTGCATTTTAAATTACATAAATTAGAGAATCTAATGTCCATATAGGCCATGTTTACATCGCCTGCAGAACCGTCGTCTGCAGTCTCTAAAACTTTATCATAATGATGTTTAAAATTCTCATTTGAACTTTTTCTTAGAGTCCACATGCCATTCTCTTCTAGTTCATAGCATCTACGGCACTCAGGACTTTTCTTACCAGCAAGCATGTTCAAACGCAGTTGACGCATTTGATCACCATTCCAAATATCCTGCAACGACTGCTTTTGAGTATCGCCCACAGGAAAATTAGGATCACTCATACAACAGGGATAAGTTGTCCCGGCTGGCCAAAGGTGCATGTGTGTCCAAGGTAGCATGCAGAATGTTTTATTGTCTTTATTCATAAATTTCTTTTAGTTCTGGAAAAACCTCTCCAAAATTTTCATTTCTAATCTTATCTAGGTTCTTGGTTTTTTGCTGAAACTCAGGTATTAGATGTGAATTATCTTCAGCATACATAAATTCAATAATTTTTTGAAGTCTAGATTCAATATGACTGTAACGGCCTGAATTCATATTGTAATTTTTTAAATTTTCAATAGATTTGTTAATTCCTTTTTCTGCTTCGATTTTTAAATGTTTCGGTAATATAGTTGAACTTAGGTATTCAGGAGTAACTAATAAATTGTTGAGATTAATTTCGAAATCTGTAGCAAGTTCGTTGTCATATATGAATTTAATTATTTTATCTAAATCCATTATATTGTACACAGAAATAGTCGGACTAGGTATTATATCAACATGCGGAACATTATCTCTAATCCAACAGAGATTGTCAAAAACCTTGTCCCACTTCTGGCCATGTCTGGTATAATTTGCTTTTTCGCCTATTTGGTCGCAACTTACACCAAAAACAATATTGTCGAAATATTTCCAATAATCCTTCACGTGCTTGTCTTTTAAATGTAGTCTACTTGCATTACTATTATACATGAGTTTAGGAAAATGTCCAATCTCAATCAGCCTATCAAGTAACTCATAATGTTGTTGCATGAAAAGGCTTTCACCACCAGTGAAGTAGATTTCTTCTGTGGTTTCTAATATTTCGTCTATTTCTTCCCAAAGATGTGGATAATCTATTTCTACCACACGGCCTTTACCTTCCTCGTCTTCTGCCCAACGTGAACTGAAATGAGACCCACAAGTTCTACACTTCATATTACATAAGTTAGAGAATCTAACATCAAAAAAAGCAATATTCAATTTGTCTACTGTTCCGTCTTTTTTGGTTTGCGCTACTAAACCTTGGTGGTGGGCATAATCCTTATTCATTTTATATCTATAAGAAAAAACACCCTGCTTCTCATAATCAAAACATTTCCTGCAACCGTGTGTTGGTTTGTCTTTGAGCATAGCAAGACGAAGTTCTTTCATCTTTTTATTGTTCCATACTCCTTTAAATCCTTCTTCGTTAACATTGCCTATAGGAGTTTCATAATCATAAGCACAGCAAGGGTAAGTATCACCAGTTTGCCAGGTACTCAAATGAACCCAAGGCGCCATGCAAAAATATTTCGGAAATTCATTATCTGCCATTTCTTATATCCTGATCTAATTTATAAATATTAGGAAGTACAGTTTTATATTTGTCTTTGTCTAATATGCTCCGTTGATTAAGAGAAATCAAATCTTCTTGTTGAAATGTATTTTTACTATGCATAAATTTTATTGCTCCTTCTAAAGAATCAATCAAGAAATCTCTAGCTGGGTCAATCAGTGGCGTGTTTTCTTTCTTTCTCAGTTCATTAATAAATTTCCATAATTTATCTGCATAATAATCTTTATACTCTTTAGGTAAACTTGTAATACTATAGGGCAGAGGAGTAAATGCTATATTTACAGACAACCACGATCTTTCGTTCAGAAGATTATTTTTAAATATATAGTTATACATTTCTGGAAGATGTTCAATGTTTAGCACACTAACAACTGTGTCGACATTTAATTTAACATTCTCATATTTTAATAATTCTATCATATTCTGTTCGATTTTTGACCATTTTGTACCTTTTCTTATTAGTTCAGCAACATCTTTTACACCATCAATACTAGCACCTAACTTAACTTCCGACATTTTTTGCCAAATATCAGTTACTTTTTTACCTTTATATTGTATTGTACTAAGATTAGTATTATATCTCAATCTAACATTGTATGCTTGGTGTTCATTAATTAAATCTAGTAGTTTATAATGTTCAGGCATAATTAAAGGTTCGCCGCCGGCGAAATAAATTTCTTCTGCAGTTGGCAAGTGATTTTCTAACTGTTTTACAATCGAGTAATTTGAATTTTGCTCGATTTTATGATATTCTAAATCTGTCCTGTTAGATATATCATTATTATTTTTTTTGATATGTTCTATCCATTTGGTACTAAAAACAGGTCCACAAGTAGAACATGTAAAATTACAATGATTACTGAATCTTATATCAATAAACTTATATTTAGGATTTTCTATTTTTCCAGTTTCGTCTGTTTCATCTATAAAATCTATAAATTTTCCAAAATCTTTATTAGCGTAACTTCTATAACTAAATCCATGCGAATCATCTACTTCATGACAACGTCGACAAACTGGATTTCTTATATTCTTCAGCATATCTAAGCGAAGATTTTTCCAATCATCGCTGTTAAAAACTTCGTCGATTGTTTTTTCTTTTATATTTTGATCAATAGTATCTTGTTCGGCTGTACAACAAGGAAATGCTTGTCCATCCGGATTTGCATATAAATGTATCCATGGAAAAATGCAAAACGTCTTGCTTTCTTTTAATAAAAAATCTTTTTGGTCTTTATCCATATAATGTTTGACCTATTTTTGTGCTTAGATCGTGAAAACATATTTTTCTGGTAAAAAAATTGTTCCAATTATGTTCTATTTTTGTTTTTGTTTGCAGATTATATTCAATTAACTCATTTTTGGAAATATTATTTAATCTTTCCATAAGTCTTTTACAATCGGAAGGATTGTCAATGTGTTCAAATCCAAAAATTTCATCGTAAAGTTTATAACCTCTTTCTTTTAATCTTGAATTTATATCAGATCCTCCTATAGTTATAAAGGGGTGACTGTGAACAATTGCTTTGAAGGTTTTTTCGGTGAGAAAATCATGTGTTTCTAGACTTTCTGTAACAATAGAAAGAGCACTTTTTTCGAAATATTCTTTTATATTAGATTGTAAATTGATTACATAATCCGTGTCTATTTCGTCTAACGGTCTGTCTTTAAAAAGTCTTTTAGTGTTTTTAATTTTGTTAAAAGGAAAATCGTTTTTGTGTTTTCCTAATTCTTCTCTAATCCATTCTTTAAAAACCAATCCATCTTTGTTTGCCATAGTGGGTAAATGATAGCTATAAAAACTATCTTCGTATAATCCAGTTGTTAACAAATAATAATGGCTCCAAACTCTATGAATTTTAACATTTCGATTTAAGCATAAAGATTTTTTTTCAATTGCGTCTAAGTTTTTTATCCTACGGTCTGGTGTTATAAAACTTATATCATCTTTTGTTTTTAGTAGGTGCCGATAATATGCTTCCCACCATTCGGGACAGGAAACGTATTTTATACCTGTGATCGTAGATCCATCTACCCTATAATCACTGTTTGTAACTATTACTTTATCTAACCTAAATCCTTGTTTTTTAAGATAAACAGCAAAATTGTTATGATCTAAAATTGCTTCGTGCGGAGAAAAAATCCATAAAAAAGTATTAGAATCATTATTAATTTTATTCTTTAAATCTTGAGAAATATATATCTCAGGAGTATGAGGTAGATGACAGATATTCAAAACAAGTTTAGTTGTATTTTGAGGTAATATATCAATAAATTCTGATTTCCAGAGTAAGCTATATTTAAAATCGTCAAAAAATCCTAAATAGGATTCTATGTCGAATTGATTTTTAATTGTAAGTGCCTTATATGGATTATTATTGGTTTCGCTAATAATTATTTTAAAATCATTCATTCAAAAATCCGCTTATTTGCAGTGTATATTTGTCGTACATTCCTGCATTTGCGCTAAGATGTAAGACCTCGTTATCCCACATCCATCCTTCGCCTTGATTCCAATGAGTGCTATTGTGCCATTCGTTATTTAATTGATACTGTATAAAGTGTCCTACACTCCAGTCTTCCAAATAGATATTTGCTCTTACTTTCCGTCTTTTGTCGTCCGGAAACCGTTTTCTAATCTGAAAGAAAGTGTCTCTATGAATAGGTATTACGTTACCTGGAGGCTGTAGTATAGAACTAATAGTAATGACCTCCATGTTTAATTGATTGCCAATATAATCAAAGTCTACCCATTCTCGGTCCCACCAGAGTTGCCTAATTTTGGTGTTTTCATTTTCATAGCTATCAGGAAATCCACCGTAACTATCGTGTATATCTTTAAGTTCATGCACTTGATGGGCTATACAAGATCCTTCGTGTATAGAATAGTCTGCAGTTGTGAAAATATCAAAATCGTATTGTAAATTTATTGCATTTAGCATCTATATCTCCTATTGTTGTTTACAAAGTTCCCAGAACTGCTTCATCTCTGGAAATGATCCAACAAGATTTGTATCTCTTCTTCTATCATGTTCTGAAAACCAAGCAACAAAGTTTTTCCTAGCAATTATTAATTTGTTTTCATCGTAATTAGTGGTTTCCATATAGTTAACTACTCGCTTGAACTTTTCATATTCAAGATCTCTAAATTTTGTTTTGTCAGAATTGTCTTGATTTTGTCTTATGAATTCTAAATGTTCGTGCATATAAGGCATAAATTCGTCTTTAGGAAGAATATTCATGTCAAATATTGTAGGTTCTTTCAAATGAGGAGTATCAAACCTAATTCGTTGATAACCTAATTCATGTTTTTCTGAATTATATTTCTCTCGCCATTCTAGTATCTTTTTTAGAAGACTCGTAAAACTAGTAACACCGAATATATTAAAAGTAATCATAAATGTTACAGGCAATTCTGTATTAGAAAGATAGTAGTCTAAATTTCGTTCCCATAACTGGATGTCTAATCCATGTCGTGCGTACTCGGCACGTTTGCCCCAAGTGTCAATCGATGTGTACAGTTGAAAATCTTTTATTGCGCCTATTCGAAGAAGGTGGTTAATTCTTTCTACTAATCGTTCTACCAGTTTAGGCTTAACTCCGAGATTTGAGTTAATTTCTATCTGAATATGTGGTTTAGGATCTTCTTCCAGTCTATCAAACAGGTCCCAGGTGCTTTTGTGCATCAAAGGCTCGCCGCCTGTTATGCGTAAGATGTTTAGAGTCTTTGAAACTTCGGGCCACCAACGCCACCATGCTTCTACATAGGGATTTTCTTCCTCTTTCTGATAGATTTTGAACCAGTCTATGTCCTGTCTGTGATCTGTTGACACATCATATGGACCGTGATCGTTAATTTCCTTCCAGTATCTCGAACTCGCTTTAGGATGGCAGTATCCGCATTTGAAATTACACTCATTTGAAAAGGAAATTTCTATATATTCGGGATTGATATTGTATTCTGCGCCACCCTGCTTGATTTCTTCTAATCTTTCTGGTGTGTATATAGAAGCAGTCTTAATATGTCGGTCAGATACATAATCTTTTCCCATTGCCTCAATCTTCCAGCAATAAGAACAACCAGAGGGTTGTTGTCCTTTTATCATAAACTCGCGTTCTGTCTTCTTTTGTTTCGTGTTATGAAGCGCAGAAGGGTTATCTTTAATTTCTTCTAGAGGTATAGGATGTGGAGCAGGGTGATAGCAGGAATGAGTCTCACCCGTTTGAAGGTAGATCGTAGTATGATGCCATTTTGCCATACAGAAAGTCGGCGATATTTCTTGATCGGTGTGAGGAATAATTTCTTTTATTTTCTGTAATTTACTCATCTTTTCCTCATTGTTCGAGGATTATTATGATATACCGTTTTAAAAAACCTACTAGAATTATTATCTAGTTCACTTATTTCTAGATCTAATTCTTCTCTTAATGTTTCTCCTAATCTATTTAAATTAGATGCAAGCTGATCGTGAGATATTTCGCAATATTCTTTGTTCCAGTATTCTGTTAGATATTCAAAATCTCTTACCTGAGTATAATCCCAGTCTGTGCAGTTTGTTAAATAACATCCTTCTCGTGCTCCGTACATGCTCCATAATCCGTTTTGTATGTCGGCACCAACAGAGCACCATATTAAAAGTCTTTCATAATTTTTTGGCCAAATTGAGTTTATATCGTCTACTTTAATACCTTGATCAAGGCTCATTTTTACACCCTCTCTAAAGCCGGCTCTCCAAGCTTGAAAAGGGCTGGCATTAATGTAGGAGTTAGAAAAACACTCATCAAACTGATAATAAAGGTTATCGAAACAAAATTCTACTTGATATTCAGTATCATTTTTTTCTGCCCGCTCGTGAGTGCGCATGTTTCTAACAAACTTCTTGGTCCATAACTTCAAACCACCATTGCCGTATTGCAATCCATTTATGTTAATATTGCCGCACCACGAAAAGACGTGATCTCTAGTGAGTCCCAAAGCATCAATGTCGATTGTCTGCATAAGAAACTTAGGATCTATTTGATTGTCTCCGTCAATTGTAACAAAATAATCAGTTTCAGATAATTCTGCACAGGCTTTGTGTGCGGCATCTGAGCCTTTCACTCCATGAACTCTTTTAGCCCAAGGAATTTTTTGACAGAGATCCGCATAGTTTTGTTCGGCATTAGGCTCGTCGTAAGATAGAAATATAATGTCTTGATCTATAATTTTTATTAAATTACTCATTTGTGCATCGCTGTAAACTGTAGGTATCAAAAATTTTAGCAGTAAAAATACTAAAAGGAGTATCGTTTTTTTCAAACTCCATAGTAAAAGGTATAATAACCGAATCGTCTTCTATTGCCTGAGAAAAGTCAACAGTTATTGACTTATATAAAATATTAGGATCATGCTTTTTGGTTATAGAAAAAAAGAATATTTGGTTTAACTTAATTTTTTTATTTTCAAGATTGTGTTTTAACTCGTTACCTAGCTGTATTTTCCAGCAATTTTCTTGTACATCCTGTGTTATAGTTAGGTCAGATTCGATATTATTGTTTTCAGGTATTTCGTATATGAAATTATTTACATCTGCTGCGTCTAATGGATTTACTATTTGATGTATAAGCTCTAATTGCTTTTTTTTGGCGTTAAATCCTACTCTATAATTTCTTTTAGGCTGTTTACCTTCAAGTATTTCAATTACTTCACTTAAACTTACAGGCAGTAAATTATTTCCCTGCTGTTTAGGACTTATACCTAGTATTTTACCGGTATATTCTTCAAAAGACACATACATTAAAGATTCAGACACTTTTCAAACTTCCTTATTATTTCATCTGTGCAAAAACTGTTTTCTGTATAATGAAATATAGTGTCTTGTCTATAATTACCAATTTTTAGTTCTAAATCTTCTGTCAAATAAGCACCAACCTTACTTTGCCACTGGGATTTAGTATTATTCCACCCTTGAATCATAGGTTTCATATGGACTATCTCAGGTTTATTATGAGTTTGGTTGGTAACTTCGATATTGCAGTCTAGGATTTTTGATGCGATAGCAGTTGTAATATCCATAGAAGGCTGTTTAGGATATTTTTTTGAGCAGAAGTTTCCATAAAACAGTTCCCAGTTGTTTGATATAAGCTCTACCCATTTATAAAACTCGTGAGAAAACTCGCTTTTGCTAAAATAATGCAAACAGTTATACAAATTAGGTAGATTATTTTTTGTAAATGCCTTTCTATAAAAATCGTTGGTAATTTTTTCTTTTCTATATGTAAATACTTCTGTTGGAAAGTACAAATCGTAATTTTTTGTAAAATTCCAAAAATATTCTAGGTCTTCAAGAACAAGAACGTCGGAATCTATTACTATTGTGCGTTCATAGGGACTGGAATGATAAATTTTCCAGCGGTTTTCCGTGCATAAATCTGTTTTTGATTTTGCATACCAGGGAATATTTATAACCTGATCAAATATTTGTGAATATTTTGTTTTTACCGTGTTATTGGTAATAACACTTATTGGATATCTATTGCCGCTGGCTTTTAAACTGAGCGCAGCAAGATATGCCTGCTTAACATATTCTTCACCTTCAGCATAAATTACAAAACCATTAGATTTCATCTAGGCACCTATTCAAACTAAACTTATTCATAAAGTGAAAATTAGCATTTTTTAGCCTTAGAGGTGTGAACTCACCTGTGTATAAGGGCTTCTCTAGTAAAACTAAAACTGAATCCTCAGTTATTTCCCATAAAATACATTTATCTGATGCAAAATATAAAGTTCCTGGTGGAGATTTTGCAAAATTTCCTGACTGATACCCATTCATTATGTGTATAGCAATAGAAAATGCGTAGTCGTTTCGAAAATAAGGCGAGTTTATTTGAAAAATGTTGTTATAGTGCTGCCAATTTTCTTGAATATGTTGTACTAAATTAAAAAAAGTTTTGTTTTCTTGGGTTTTTCGAAAGAAAATAACCGTAGCCCAGTAAAAATCTATCGAAGTATCTGACACTCTTTTTAGATCTTCGCCTCGATCTATGTCTGCCAGCTCAAAACTTTCTCTGTATAAGAGTAAATCGCTGTTATAATCAAAACAATTTAACCAATTTTGGTTGGAAATAATAATATCAGTGTCTAAAACTAAAGTTTCATAATATGGAGAGATTTCATATGCTAATGCTCGTGATTGATTTTTCCAGTATAAATTTTTTGGAGTTAACGAACCATCGTAAAATTTTTTTTGGCTTAACTGTTCTTTAGGCAAAACAAAAGTGTTTGTATCAATTTTATTTTCTTCGTTTTGCACAAGTTCAATTACTTGGTCAAAAATCTCTTCCCAATCAGTTTGTTCAGTTTTTAAGAAATCTACACAGTCTGTTACAATAGTTGTAGGCAATCCTAGATGTTTTTTTGCTCTCCGAGCAAGGAAAACTGCCTGTTTTATATAGTCGATCTGAGAGTT